AGGGTCATTTAATATATTTCTTTGTAACTGAGCATCTCTAGAAAAACGATACATACCTTCCAAAGTTTGTCTTTCAGATAAATTCTTTACATTTTCTGGTAAGCCTAATTGTCTAAGATTATCTCTTGCCCAAGATTTAGATTTTAATCTAGATAAACCTGTACCTCTACCGTTAGCAACATCAACTAAATTTTTCATGTATTCGTTACCTGCGGCGGCAGATATGAATTGATTTAATTTATTAATATCTTGGAAACCACTAAGCTTTGTAAGCCTATGAGCATTCCTACCAAACACGGTATCAGCAGGTTCAAGACCAGAAATCATTTGAAATACAGATAGATTACTAAGACCTGATTTAGAAATCATATCTCTATATTTTATTTTTTTACCATTAGGTAAGTCTACAACTGGATTTCTAATTAAGTTAAATGTGCCTTTAAATGTATTATAATAACCTGCTTTTACGGCTGTAGATATAAGAGTTTGTGTTATGTTAGGTATAGTTGCGTATCCTAAACCTATTTTAGTTGCAACCTCAAAGTCAGTTGTAGCTTTCCAAAAATTTCTAGCACGAGGGTCTTTCCAATTTTTAGTAGGGTCTACCTCTATCATATTATTCCAAGAATTAAACGCTTGATTTATCCAAGCTATTTCTTTATCTATTGTTTTTAATGCTTTATCATTATTTGTGTCTCTAGCTTTTTTTCTTAAACCTTGCAACTCAGCTAAAGCAATATTTATCTTTTCATTCTTAGCCCCAAAAAATTCAGCGTTGGCAACATTTTTAGCCACATCATTAGCATATTTAGTTAACACCAATCTAGCATCTCTTTCATAAAATCTTTCTGGAAAATTTGCAGTCCTTGATTTAACAAGATTACCTGAATTAGAATATCTTTGCTTATAAATAGTATCTCTAATTTTTAAAAATGCATCTGCCATTGCCGCTCTTTTAGATAAATTATAACCATTTTTAGTTGCTTCTTCAATTAATTCATCTACTATGTGGTCAAACGCTTCCTTAGTTTCTTTACTTAATTTACTTTTGCCAAGAATCTCTTCAATATTCTTAACTATAACTTCTTTATTATTAAATTTTTGAGTTTCAAAACGAGGGTCTTTTTCTATTAATTTAAATATATCACTACCTAAAAATTTTAAGTATTTTTCTTTTAATTGATTAGGAAAATAATTTTCTCTAAAAGCTCTTACAGGTATGCCAGCTTTTTTTGCATCTGCATATAAATCATTTAATATTTTTCTAAAATTTACAACGTCTGCATCATTTTTAAATTCAGCCTTACCTAATCTTCTACCTAAATCTTCAAAATATTCTTTAGCTTGTTTTTCATTTTTAATTTTTATAAAAAATTTATTTCCTCTTTGAGTAGGAGCTTTGTTACCTATTCTATAATCTGCACTAGGTACTTCTACCTCTATCCTACCAGTTTTTCTTCCTAATATATTACCAGAATAAAGACCAGCTTTCTTTAGTCTATATATATAAGTACCAGATAAAGTAATTCCTCTAGCATCTGCGGCATCAATATCTCTGGCTATTCTTTTACCAGTTCTAGTGTTGTATCTGTTTTTAGTTTGCTTTAAGAAATCAGGAATTAATTTATTAGTAATTACTCTTTTAGGTATAAAAAATTCATCGTATCCTGATTTTTTAAAATCATTATATAAGTCTTTTTGAGTTTGTCTTTTCCTAAGTAAATCTAAAATTCTTAATTGTTGTATATCACTAAGTTTACTAAAACCAGTTTTATTCTTTTTAGGATTAATATTAGAACCAATTTCAGTTTCTATTATAGTTCTAAATTCTTTATCAGAAATATTTAATTTCTTTTTTCTACCAAATATTTCTTGCCTGCGACTTTTTTTAAGAACATCCTTTGATTTACCTGCTCTTTTCCTAGCATAACCTCTATTTGTAAATTGTTTTTCAGTTAACTGTATTGTTTCATCTGATACTCGATTAGTTTTTAAATCTATTTTTTGACCAGTAACTTTAACTCCAATTTTTTTATTATCTTTATCTAAAATATCTTTGAACTTTACATTTGTTAAAGATGAACCCCTTCTAGATGTCCATATATCTAACTTTGCCTGCTCTTGACTTATTCCTTCTGCCATAGCTTTAGCGGCACTTTTCTTACCAAGCTTTGGATTATCAAATCCAGCTAAGTATTTAGCAGTTGGCACTACTCTTTTAGCTACATTCATACCAGCTATAACACCAGCGGCGTGAGCATAATCTTTCCATTCAGGTGCTCTACCTTCTATTATAGGTGTAGCAGTACCAAATTGTGCAGTTTCTAAAGCTTTGACAGCAGTAGTATGAGCAATTTTTTGAGTTTTAGTTACAGGTGCACCTAGTTTAGTTGATAAATAATTACCAAATCCAGTGCCAGAAGCAGAAGTAAAGAAACCTAACCCTGCATTAATAGCGGCATCTTTTGTAACAAGTAAAGCATCAATATCACCTGTCTGTACTTTTTGACCAAAAGCAGATTGCAAACCACCATAAAGACCCATACCACCAGCTCCACCTATTCCTGAAGCCATTATTTTATTGGGAAGTTTACTAGCACCAGCCTCTACTATTTCACTTGCTACTTCTTTACTAATTTTATTTTCTATACCAGATGACGCTCTAATTACTTGAATTGCTTTCTTTTTATTTTTTTGTACAAGTTGAGTAACAGTTTTTTCTGCCGCTCTTTCTGCGGCTTCCTTACTCATACCCTTTACTACGTTTTGTTTAATTAACCCTTTTACAGTTTCCTTTGCGGCTTTTTTGTATCCTAAATTAGCTACAAAACCTGCTCCACCTCCTCCAAGAATTAATGAACCCATGTCAGAAAGAGTAAAAAATGATGCTATTGCCTCACCTACGTCATGACCAAATCCCTTGTTTTGCTGATAATCTATGCTAACATCAAAAAATTTTTGACCTGTAGCCATTTGATAACCAAGACCTTCTATACTATTATTATACCCTTCTTTTACCCATTCAGGTAACCAATCACCGGGTACAAACCCATATAATTTAGCGTCTTCTCTTGATTTAAATATTTCGTCTTCAGCTAGCTTTGTAGCTTGAGGTATGTATCCTTCTATTTGTTGTTCAGATACTTCAATATCGTTATATATTGTATTACCAAGTTTCTCTATACCAGAAACAGATTTATTATATTTATCTGGATTTTGCCCAGCTCTTTTTAATAAATCTTCGTAATAATTGTATGCATCAGGCATAATATATTAATTTATTTTTTAATAGTAGATAATGATGCTAGTGTAGGATATAATTCACTACCAAACTTTTCTTCAAGCCTATTAAATATTTGATTTTTATAATTTTGATTTGATATAGATATATCACCACTAACAGGGTTAATAAATTTTCCAATTTTAGATTTTATATCTTTTTCTATTTTAGATAATCTATTTTTTCTAGGCTTGTAATCTCTTCTAATAGATTGTGAATTTCTATCTTCTATTTTTTTAAGTTCTTTTCTTTCAGAAATTACAAAATCTAAATTGCTTGATAACTCTGTACCGATATACCTCGTTGTTGGATTTACACCACCAGTTTCAGGAATTGCTGGAACATCATATTTTTCAGCTTCTTGAAGAACTTTTTCTCTTTGTTGACCCATATCAATAGGAGGTGAACTTGCATCTCTTGCAATGCCTTGAGCAAATTGTTGAACAGGTGAATCAGCAGATAATGTAGGTAATATAGTATCTTCTGATACTGGTTTAGTTTCATCTTGTAAAACATTTTCATTTTCTAATTCTAAATTTATTTGTTCATTAGGTTCTGTTTCAACATTAGCTAAATTAACTGGTACTTGCTCAGGCTCATCATCCGCCTGATTAACTTGATTAATATCTGATTTACCATAAAAATAATCATTTAATGCATTCATATCATTCGATTCTACAGCAGATAAAAATTCAGATATCCCCTCCTCATCCATATCATCTATCTTAGATAATATATCAGATTCTACTGCTTCATCAACAATTACTGGTTGATTATCCTCAGGTACAGAAGGTCTACCTACCTTCATAGTTTCTAAATTTTCTTGATAATTATCATTATAAACAGGATATTTAGGAATTAAATTATTTTTTTGAAGAGTAAGATTTCCTCTTTCATTTCTAAGACTAGTTATTCTATTATTTAATTCAATTAAATTTTTTACATCGAATCTACTATAACCCAATGAAGATAATCTTGCAGTATATTCCTTTTCATCTTTTTGGACTTCTCCATCTTTATTTAAAACTGCTAATCTATTTAAAGACGATGGAACATTTGAATCAGCCGTTCTAGTTGATGTTGGTAATATTTTATTTATTTCAGTTTGTATACTAGATATTTGGTTTTCTTTTTCTTTTATATCTCTACCAAGTCCATCATAAGCATCTACTAATGTAGGATTGTCCCATAAATCAGTATTTAAAATATTTTTTCCTGACTTTGATGATACGTCTTTTAATGTATTTCTTAAATTGTTTGTTATTTGTTTATAATAATTTTTACTTTGATTATCTCCTACTTTACTAAATCTACTTGATATACTTATTAACTCTCTTAACTCATTACCTTTATTAAACTTTTCCATATAAGACAAACTATTAAAATCATCTAAACGACTTTCAAAGTCATCTTTACTAGACATAAATTGATTTGCTTTCTCTATTTCATTTTGATTAGTTTGTTCATCCATTGATGTAGAAAAATTTTTCTGTCTTAATTGAATTAGAGGTCTGTAATCACCTGTTGACTCTGCTATTCCTGTTGCTAATAAAATTTCATTTTGTAATTTTTTATCTTTTAAATTCTGTTCAAATTTCTCTCTATTAAGTTGAGCTATTTCATCTTGCCTTCTATTATTTCTAGCCTGTTGTAAGAGTTGATTATTATATTGAGTGGTTCTAAAGTTCCTATCTTCTCTATCTAGCCTTTCAAGTCTTTTCTCTTTAGCTAACTGCCCATATATACTAGGTATGCTTTCTATAAAACTACCTAGAGTATCAGAGTAATCTCCTGCTCTAGTCATTCTATCAAATATATTTCTTCTAGCCATTATCCACCTCCTCCTGATGCGTAAGCTCCTTGTCCATATACATCACCAGCCGCTATTGGAGTCCAACTATTTTGCATATAATTATACCGATATAAAACACCATCTGAACCAATTTGTGTTTCTCCATCATAATTACCGGGTCGGTTTGGTGAGCCACCTTGAGTGGTTTCAGTAAATCCTGCTGTCAATTCTTCTGTAGCTTTTCTTTGTCTTTCAAGCTCATCTTGTCTTCCTATGTCAATAGTATAGGCTTCAGGGTCTAAATCTCCGACAGCAGAAATTAACTGGTCTTGAAATCTACGTCTTTGTCCATATATATCTTGCTGTAAACCAGATAACATACGCTGACCTTCTCTACCAAATTGGCTAACAATATCACTTCTAGTAGTATCTAATAAATTAGTACCACTGCCTGCAAATCCTGATGTAGCTTCAAATTGTCTTTGCTGTTCACCAGCAGTACTAAGAGCATCTTGAGCACTAGAGTATAAATCTTGCCTGCCTCTCATATAATCATCAATAGCAAATTGTTCATTTGTTTGGTCATAAGTTGGTAAAAAAGCTGAATATTTATCATCAGTTAAATAAATATCTTGACCAGTAAGAACACTTTCTTGTGTAGGCTGTCTTGTTTCATCAAATGGATTTATATATCCACCTTCCTGATAATCTTGTACTAAGTCTAATAAATTTTTCATTTATTTATTTATCAAATCAAATAAATTATAAGATTGACTACCAACAGGATTAAATGATACCATACTAGGAGTTACTCTAGACATACCCGATGCCATAGGATTTATCGATTGTTGGTTTAATCCAAAACTAGTTTTAAATGGTGCAAGCTCTCCATACATTCCCTGTTCAGCATTTATAATAAAATCAGCAGTTCCCGGTTCATATGTTTTAACTAAATCTGGAAGTGTTTCAGATGGAGAAAACAATGTTCCTTTTCCAGCTTTAGCATAAATACTATCATCACCACCAAATCCTGCCATTAAACCAGCTTTTAATCCACTTACAATAGCATCTTGCTCCATACCACTTCTAGTGTAATCTCTGGCAGAGCCTTCTAACAAACTAAAAGCATCACTGCCATATATTAAATCTTTATCATCCATAACACTACTATAATCAGTGTAATCAGCGGCATCAAATGGATTTAAATCAAGCCTACCTTGATAACCAGACGATGCACCAATTTTTTTACCACCTGCCGCTCCTACAGCCGATGCTAATATTAAAGGTAATCCAGCGGTAGCTCCTGTAATTGCAGGTAAAAGTAAACTACCTGCCAATGAACCAAAGCCACCAAATAAAGAAGCTTTTTCTCTATTCTTAGCTTCTTCTCTTAATGCTTCTTCATAAGCTAATTGAGCATCATACTTTTCTCTTTTACGAAGTAGTGCCGCTAATGTAGGCGTAACACTACCACCCTGTTGCATATAACCCATTCTATTACGAACTTTTTGGGGTAATTTTTTAAGACCGGGATTGTCTTTAGGTATAGGTTTTAATTTCTTAGAAACCTCACCACCTTTATTATATGAGTAGCCTAGTAATGTATTCATGATGAATTTCCTTTGAATTTAATTAAATATTTATTATAAAACAATTTGTAGTTATTATCCAGAACTAATTTTTAATGTACCAGAATCATTCCAAAGTTGACCAGCATTAGTTGGGTCGCTTGTTGGTAAATTATTAAATTTTATTACATTACCGTTAATTTCTAATGTTCCTTTTACATTTAAATTGTTTTTTACCGTAAGATTTTTATCTACAATCTCATTGCCATCTTTATAAAATTTTGATTGCCACAATAAACCATTATGTTTTTTATTTAATATTAAATTAGAATTAGTCTTTGTGAATTTTAATTCACCTTCAGAAATATTTTTAGTTTTGACTCCATCAACATTTATAACAGGTTGAGATGTGTTTTTTAACCTTCTTAATTCTCTATCTACATTATCATTATTAATCATTATGCCGCTCTTTTTCTTATAACTCTATATTCAATAGAAAAATCATTTATAGAAAACTTAGTTGATGCTGTTAAAGAAGTTAAATTAAATTTAAAAGCAATGCTTTGGCAAAGAACTCCACCACTAGAACTTAAAGGTAATTTTACCACGTTATAGTTTTTTAATGATGCATGTGTTTGAGTTATAGCGTTTGTAGTACCACTAAAACTAGTCCAAGTACCATTATTATTTATCATATATTCTATTTTTGAATCATCTATAGCATTACTGTCACTATGTCTATAATGCATGTATATAGCATAAACTTTTTTTGATAGACCCGGTTGATTAAAATCATAATCTGCTGTTTGTAATATATAATGGTCATGATTACTTTCTTCTGGTCTATAACCAGTAAATACTACTTTACCTGTTCCTGCATCTCCTAAATTAGTGTTTTGAGTATCGTAAGCTACTATTAATTTGCCTTCGCTATTGTTTACAAAATTTGACACTAAAGGACTAAAACTACCTGATGAATTTGGAGCTGAATAATTACCATAATACCAAGACTTATATCTAAAATCGTAATAAAAAGCGTGCCTAGCAGTTGCTACATTATCTATAAATATTGCTTGTTTTGCATCTGCTATATATCCAACAGAAACTTTATGATTTCCTGATGAAGAAAATTCATTCCAACCACTAGAAGAATAAACTGTATTACCTTTATCTGCCAATTTATCTTTTGTTATTTCACTAATAGAATTACCATCAAATAAATAAGCACCATTTCTATTTGCCCAAATGATACCAATCTCACATTCACATACTGAATAAGGATATTTTACACCTGCATAAGGGATAGTCTTTTCTAAAAACCAATTAGATGGGGATGGTGAAGATATATTTATTATCTGTAATGTTCTTTGTTTATACGCTAAAATTCTATCTGCAAAATATGCAAGCTTAACATAATCTTCCCCATCACCTAAAACAACATCTATATAATTATGTGATGGAAAGGTATCAAATTTTCCTATTTCACTATACATTATTCTATCACCATAATGATTAATATCAGAACTTCCTTGTTCTACAGAAGTATTTTCATCATCATATAAAACATTAGCAACAAAAGTTCTTCTACCTGCAATAAGAGATGTTTTATAACCAGAACCTCTTTGACCAAAAGATATTTGTTTTAATGTGGAACTATATCCATTTATTGTTTCATAAGTATCTATATTAGGAGATTTTAATTTTAACACCCAGTATGCAGTCCCTCTATTACTCTCAGTGCTTTCACTAGTAATTCTATATTCTCCAGAACCATCTTTTTGCCAAGGCTCATATTCAGAATCCAAACTAGTTCTAACTCCAGATGTAATATCTATGTCAGCTAATAACGTGTAAGGCTCTCCCAAACCTGTGTCTGTACCAGAACCTGATTCTTTTACGTATATTCTACCACCTGTTACTCTATTAGCATAATGAGTTGTACCATCATCTTTACCGTAAACATTTATTAATATAGACCTTCCATCATTTGCTAAAGCTTGAGTGGCATCAAATTCTTTTAATAAAGATTCCTGATTTCCATCGTAAATAAATGAACAAGCAAACTTATATGTACCAGACATCCAATCACCTTCATCTGAAGTTTCATGAACAGACAAACCCCAACCTGCACCACTAGATGGAAATTCTGCACTACCATCAACAGCCGAAGACGCAGTGTAATTGGCACTTGTTGGTCTTGATAAGATATTATCCGCTTCATAAAATGCTGGATTTATTTGATATGCATATGTTGGAGCTGAAGTACCTAACCCTATACCAAAATGATTTCTTTCTATAAATCCATACCATTTAGGAGTTGAATTACCTTTAAAAAAACCATCTGCTACTCTTAGAACATTTTCAGCATAATGAAAAACAAACTCAGAAGTACCTTCATTTAATGCTTGAGTAGATGGTCTAGGTGTAATTGCCGCTGATGTCCAAGTCCCATTACTTTCAAAAAATATATCTACCGCATTTACTGAACCTGTATTTCTTCCCATAGCTAATGCATAATCACCGACAAAACCAACTTCTTTAAAACTAATTTGTCTACCATCTGATACATTTTCATTTGTTAAAGTATTTTCAGCTAATTGTAAAACTGCACTTACTTTTTGCCCATCCATTGTATGGCTATTAGAACTTCCAACACTTAGTTGAGCATTATTTAAAAGACTTAAAATTCCTATTACAGTAAAAGTCCCATTATTTTCTGTTTCGTCTGCACCGCTTACAATTATTTTAAAAGGTAATACTTCTGTTGTAATATTGTCGCTACTAGTATAAAAACCAGCTTGGTCTCTAAAAAAATGGTCTTTATTTACAAAAATTTTATTATTATCATAAAAAAGAATTGTATATTTACCATTGCCATCAGCACCTTGAGCTATGTTTCCTGTGTCTTCATTTCCAATTATAGTAGTTCCCCTAACACCTACAGGGTCATCTGTTTCAAAATAAAATAATCCATGACCAGCAGTAATACTAGCTGTTAAATTATCTACTTCTTGTCCACCATCAATAATTTCAACCGCATCACTATTTGTATTAGTTTCAAACTTACCTTTAGGAACTAATTCTCCATTTTTAGATACGTTAAAATTTTCAATATTAGCTGATTCTCCAATTTGTAAATCTCTAGGATTTTTTGCATTATTTATACCTAATCCAAAATTACTAATATTTAAAAAAGATTTGGGCATATTACCAAAGCTTCCATTTGCTTTGCAAAACAGCTTTTGCTACATCAAGTGCCTCTTTCATTATCTTATCTTTTTCTGCTTTAGTAAGTTTTTTATCCTTATAACCCTCCTCTAAAGCTTTTACTAACTCACCTACTTGCACTACAATATTTCTATTTTTAGCAGTTACAGATGTAGCATACCCAGCTATAATTAATCCAATCAAATAAAAAAAATTAGACCAACTTAGCCAATCATTAAAAAAATCCATATTACTTGTTCTCCTTTAAGGTTTCTTTTATTTCTGCAATGTCTTGCATTATTACATCAAGCTTATAAGCTATCAATTCTCTATCAGCAACAACTTGCCTTTTATCTGCTTTTAAGTCTAATTCTTCTTTTAGTAAATCAATATCATATTGCATAAAACCAAAAGCAAGAGTAACAGAACAGATAAGAGCTATTATAGTTACAATATTTTCTAATGATATATTAGTGTTTAGTTTCACTTTGCATTCCTAACTTTCCTAGCTACAGATTTACTGTATTTAGCTTTCTGTTTACCAGCTTTACTAGCGGCTCTTTTCTTTCTATTTGTAGCCGCTTTTTGACTAGGAGACAAGCTTTTTCTTACAGACTCTGGTAAGTACCTACCCCTTTTCTTCCTAGGTTTTTTCTTATCACCCTTACTTACATAATCCCATTTTTGTTTAGACCATTTACTAAGACTATTACTAGATGATTTAGCACCTTTGTATCCGCCACCTGCTTTTTTATAACGCTTTGTGGCAATTTGAGCCTTACGAGCAGACCACTGACCCGGTCTTCCCCCAGCACTACCAGACTTTACAGAAGCTACAATACGCTTCCACATCTTTTCATTTGTTTTTTTAGATACTTTTGTAGCCATTACTTTTTCTTATGTTTCATTTGCACTTTAAATGAAGCCATTAAGCTAGCACCCTTATGTGGTTTATAACCACCTTTCGGGTTCTTCATTAATTTAAAACCTCTACCAGCTTTCATCCAATGATAACCTGCTGGTGCTTTTACTTTTTTATTCATTTAACTACCCTTTTTCCATTTCATAGATTTAGATTTAGTTTTACTAGGACTCCATTTAACTCGATTTGCCCAGTAGGCGGCACTCATCTTGCCCTTAGCTATATTTTTTGCATGACGACTCTTAAAAGCCTTACGTTGTCCTGCTGTCTGATTAGTCTTTACACCTTGTTGACCAAAACGAATTGTCTTTACCTTGTCACCTACTTTAGCCACAACTACATGTGACTTTTTAGGATGTCCGGGAGTTCTTTTGGGTTTATTGTATCCCGATACTCCTGCCCTAGCTAATCTTGGGTCTTTTTTTCTACCAGATGATTTCTTTTTTGGCATTACATTTCTCCTTTATCTCTAAGTCTTTGCACTTCTCTTTCAAGGTATTCAATTCTTTGATTCTGTTTTATGTCAGCAGGTATTTCAGCATCTTGATTAGCTTCTGCATCTTCTTCTATATCTATAATATGCTCTTCATTCATTGCAACTTGATATTCTAAAAAAGATATACGAGCATTTAATTGACTATACCCCCATACCAACATAACAACAAATGTTACTGCTTGTATAATCATTGGCAACGATATACTTAAACTACTACTATCTGATATAGGTTTAGTGTTTTCCATTTAATCTACTAATAACGCCTTTTATTTCCGATATTTGATTGTCCAAATCATTAATTTCCTTCGTAATCGAATCAAACTTCCTGTCAAGTTTGTCGTCACTCTGATTCCAACGGTTAATAAGCTTAATAACCATACCTTCCATGTTTTCAAGTGTTTCACTTTGACCTCTGTTTTCAGTTTTTAGGTCTTGTAAAGCCTCTGCTTGTGTACTTCCCCTTTTGTTCATAGAGTAAACGACATACACTAATAAAGCTCCTACGACACCTATCATACCCGTTTCGCTGTACACTTCTAAAAAATTCATTTTGTTTTACTTTCATAAACGGTAAAGCTCATCGAACTCTCCGCAGTTCTCGGTTAATAAAATAGTTATGATTAAAGTCATCTTCTGTTAATATCACTTTCTTTTCTTTTTTCTTTTTCCCCATGATAAAGGATTTAAATTTAATTCTGTTTCGTACCATTCTAATTGTTCTTGCATTTTACTTATTTTAACTTCTTCTTCCGCTATATGTTTATTGACAAGCTCTTCAATGTTAGTGTCAGCGAGT